CTGCTACTAAGCAGAATGCTAACAACGGGCTAATAGAAGCAGCAATAGAGAATACCCTGTCCTTAGATGGTACTACCCCCAATGCCATGAGTGCCCAGCTAGATATGGGTAATAACAGAATAATTAATGTAGCAGATGGGGTAGGTAATCAAGACCTAGTAACTGTAGTCCAATTAGACGCATTAGAGGCCTCTTTACAGAACGATCATGGGGGGTTAGGCGGACTTACAGACGATGACCATACTCAGTACCTGCTAGTAGATGGTACTAGAGCTCTTACCGGAGACCTAACGACGGCAGGTCTATCATGTGCAGACACAGACATAGCACGTCCTGTAATCAAGGATTATGGCATAACCCATACAACTCCTACAATAGCAGCTAACGTTATTATATACGATCTTAGCCTAAGTAACTCATTTGATGTGAGTCTTACAGCTAATATCACTACTACTACATTAAGTAATCCTCCTGCTTCTGGTACTTACGGAGAGATTACAATACGACTTAAACAAGACGGTACGGGTTCTAGAACAGTAGCATGGCCTGCAAGTATAGCATGGCCCGGAGGTACTGCGCCTATAATTACTACAGCAGCTAATTCAGTTGATAGAGTAGTATTAGCGACAATAGATGGTGGAACTACCTGGGATGGTAACTTCTCACAGGATTATTCTTAATGCTAGTAGGTAGAGGACTGGCAGCAGGATTTTCTGTAGTAAGTAATGGCTATTATGATACAATCATAGGAGATAGTCCAGTAGCTTATTGGAGGTTAGGAGAGGCGTCAGGATCTGTAGCAGTTGATGAAATTGGAGTATTAGGCGTAAATGGTACACATACTTTAGTTACTCTAGGTGAAGTGGGCGCTATTACTGGCGATAGTGATACAGCAACACTTATGGAAACTGGTGGTGGAGGGATCTTGAACTGTGGTAGTACTGATGATTTCAGTTTTATTCAGAATACAGCAGTGTTTAGTATAGAGTTTTGGGCAAAAAAGGCCAACCTACTAGGAACTAGTTGGTATGTTATGTCTAGTGCTCATAACTCTACCCAAAAAACTGTTCTAGTTGTTTTTGAAGCGGCCAGACTAAGAGCAGCATCTTACTATGGCAGTAGTGGTAATACAGGATTTCGGACCGAAGTAGATGTTGGTGACGCTGTTACAGATACTTTATATCATTATTATGCGATTACTGGCGACGGTTCAGATGTTATTATATATATTGATGGGATTGAGGTTAAATCAGATATAGTTACTGCGCTATCTACTGGTAATTCTACGGGTAATTTATATATAGGTGCTCTTAATAATCTTCCAGTAGCATCTAATATATATAATGGCACTTTGGACGAAGTGGCAATATATGATATAACATTATCGCCAGCACAAGTTTTAGCACATTATAATGCAGGAATTTAATTAATGGTAAATCCTAATAAATACAAAGATACAATGGGCAGGTTCCGTACCCAATCTCTATTCTATGAGATGAAGTATGAGGGGTATGCTCCCATGTTTACCCTTAAAGACCAAGACCATGAAGTAGCCGGAGTTGTATATAGAAGTCTAAGAGAGTTATATTTAATGTATGCAGATCCTACAGAATACTCCTTTGCTATGGGGGTATTTGGATCTCTTAAGTGCTGGTATAAGATAGCAGGAAATAAAGAACTAAGCGAGTTTGTTAATCGTTGGAGAGCCGATCTGGAAGTTAAGTTACGATCAGAAGGGGTTATGGCTATCAGAGATCTAGCAACAGATGAAGGATCTAAGAGCAGATTAGCTGCCGCTAAGTGGTTAGCTGATAAAGGCTGGGAAGGAAAGGCTAGAGGACGTCCCGCAGCCCATGAGATCGCTAAGAATGCTAAGACCAAGACTCGTATGGAGGAAGCACTATCTGATGACTACGAGAGAATATTTAGTAAGACCGTTCAATGAGGGGTAATAAGAGAGGGCAGGATTTTAGGGAACAGATAAAACAGGCAGCTGAAGCAGATCTGCTAGTCTTTATACGTTTAATAGCTCCCCATAGAGTATTAGGAGCTATCCACGAAGATATGATACGTTGGTGGACGCGAGAGGATGCAGGAGACCATCAACTGGTCCTGATGCCACGAGACCATCAAAAGAGCGCAATGGCAGCTTACAGAGTCGCTTGGTGGCTTACAAAGCATCCTGATGAGACATTCTTATATGTGAGCGCTACTACAACTCTAGCAGAGAAACAGTTATACTTCATTAAGAATATACTAACCTCTCCTATATACCGTCAATACTGGCCTGAGATGGTTAATAAGGACGAGGGTAAGAGGGAGAAATGGACATCTACTGAGATAATGCTGGACCATCCAATACGGAAAGCAGAAGGTATACGAGACGCCTCTATACAGGCAGCAGGACTTACAACCACTATAACCGGACTCCATTTTACTAAGGCCGTCCTAGATGATGTGGTAGTTAAGGAAAATGCCCATACGGAGGAAGGAAGAGAGAAGGTGAGAGCCCTTTACTCCTTACTAGCTTCGGTCGAAACAACGGGATCAGAGGAATGGGTTGTAGGCACTAGGTACGATCCTAGAGATTTATATAACGATTTAATATCAATGGAAGAGGATACATATGACGAGGACGGAGAGCTGATAGGCTCTACTCAGGTATATGAGACCTTCCAGAAAGAAGTAGAGGACAGAGGAGATGGAACAGGCGAGTTTCTGTGGCCAAGACAGCAGAGAAAAGATGGTAAGTATTTCGGGTTCAACATCCAGATCCTTGCAAAGAAAAGAGCTAAGTACCTTGATCAAATGCAGTTTAGGGCCCAGTACTACAATGACCCGAATGATCCAGATAACGAGGCCATACCGTCCACGAGATTCCAATACTACGACAAGAAGTTCTTAGAACAAGTAGAAGGTCATTGGGAATATAATGGAGCTAGATTAAACGTATATGCGGCTATTGACTTTGCATTCTCTTTAGCTAGAAAGGCTGATTATACTGCTATATGTGTTATAGGCATCAGTGCTGAAAGTCAGATATATATCTTAGATATCGACAGATTCAAGACAGAGAAGATTTCTGAATACTTTAAGCATATATTAGATCTTCATGTTAAATGGGGATTTACTAAGTTAAGAGCGGAGGTTAACGTAGCTCAGAATACAATCGTAGAGAGTTTAAAGAAGGATTATATTATAGCTAATGGACTGCAATTATCAGTTGACTCATTCAGACCTACACGTAATGAAGGTAATAAGGAAGAACGTATGAGTGCTATTTTAGAGCCAAGATATGCTAACATGCAGGTATGGCACTTTAAAGGGGGCCATTGTTTTGCTTTAGAAGAAGAGTTGATTAAGACTAGACCAGCCCATGATGATATTAAGGACAGCCTATCTTCGGCAATAGATCTAGCAGTGCCGCCTGTACGTAGGCGTCAGGGAGGAAACAAACAAAGTAATATAGTATATCACCCACGATTCGGAGGAGTTTCTAGCGGATGACAGGCAAGGTACAAGAAGTTAGAGATCTGATTAATCGGAATACTCTGGCAGCAGATATATCTAATAAATATGAGTGGTGGATACAGCAGAGGAGTTCCTGGACAGCCCAGGTCAAAGAATTACGTAACTTCATCTTTGCTACAGATACTACTACTACTAGTAATAAGTCTCTTCCTTGGAAGAATTCTACTACGACACCTAAACTATGTCAGATTAGAGATAATCTCCATGCTAATTATATGGCTGCATGGTTCTCTAATGAGGACTGGATGGACTGGGAAGGCGGAGATGAGGAAGGAGATACCCATGATAAACAACAAGCTATCAAGACGTGGATGGCGAATAAGCTTATCGAGGGGGGCTTTAGAGAAGCTGTTAGCCGTTTAGCATATGACTGGATTGATACAGGTAACTGTTTTGCAGAAGTTATCTTTGTAAGAGAGACTAAGTTAGATCCAATAACAGGAGAGAAGATTGCAGGATATGTCGGTCCTAAATTGGTTCGTAAGAGTCCTTATGAGTCTGTTTTTAATCTGTCGGCACCTTCGTACCGCGAGTCTCCTACTATTACTCGTTATGTTAAAACAATCGGGGAGCTCAAACAAGAACTTGAAGAAAGACCAGAATTAGGATATAACAAAGATATTATATCATATGTAGAGAATGTAAGATCTGTATTAGGTGGAGGAGGCTTTAATTCTACTGATATAGATAAAGCAGAAGGTATCAATATTGATGGGTTTGGTACTCTGACAGAATATTATCAATCAGGATATGTCGAGATCTTAGAGTTTGAAGGTGATATACATGATGAGCAGGGAAATTACTTAAAAGACCAAGTAATCACTGTTATTGATCGTACCCACCTGATCCGCAAGGAAACATCTCCTAGCTGGATAGGTAAGACTAATAAGTTACATGTAGGCTGGAGGTTACGTCCTGATAACCTTATGGGTATGGGTCCCTTAGACAATCTAGTAGGTATGCAGTACCGAATAGATCATCTAGAGAATCTAAAAGCAGATGCTATGGATATCCTGGTCCATCCAATGAAGGTACTTAAAGGTAACGTAGAAGAATTTACCTGGGAACCGGGCGGTACAATCTACGTAGGGGATGATGGTGATGTAGATACGTTAACTGTAGATGCTCAGATACTACTTGCTAACAATGAGATTAACGAATTAGAACGTAAGATGGAGGAGATGGCCGGAGCCCCTAAACAGGCTATGGGCATACGTACTCCTGGAGAGAAGACACTAGGCGAAGTACAGGCCCTAGAGAATGCAGCAGGGCGTATATTTACAGACAAGACTACAGAGTTTGAGATAGCTATTATCGAAGCCGCTCTTAATCTTATGCTGGAGATAGGTAGACGTCATATGGATGGAGAGGACCTAGTAAGGGTTCTAGACGACGATATAGGAGTAGCTAACTTCCTTAAGATTACTAAGAAGGATATTACTGCTAGAGGTAAGCTAAGAGCGCGAGGAGCACGTCATTTCTCAGCACAAGCATTACTTATGCAGAATATACAGCTAGTATTCAATGGACCTTTAGGTCAGATGATTACCCCACATGTAAGTACTGTACGGCTAGCATCACTTGTAGAAGAGATGTTGGGATTAGAGAGAACAGGGCTAATTAGACCTAATGTAGGATTAACTGAGCAAGCAGACTCTCAACGACTATCACAATCCTTACAGGAACAGCTAGAGATTGAATCAGCCACTCCTGTTGAGGGAGAAGAAGAGGAGATTGTTTAATGTGTCCAAGCGGTAAGAACTATATTCGCGATTACGCGCAAGAGCAAGTAACAGCAAGGGCTCGCGGAGAGACTAAAGATAGGGCTAAACGTAATGCGGCTAGAGCTAAGTTAAAGAAGAGCGGAGTTAATGTATCCGGAAAAGACGTGGATCACAAGAAAGGAATACGAGGAGGCAATGGAAAAGCTAATCTACGTACTCAGTCAAAAGCAACTAATAGAGCTGCTGGGGGACGCAAAGGTAACACAGCCGGAAAGGCGTCTGGAGCCCGAAAGGGGCATAAATCAAGAGGAAAGAAATAATGGCGGCAGCAAAGAAGAAGAAGCGTAAAGTAAAGGCTACTGAGAAAGAAAGAGCAGCAGCTAAAAAGAAAGTTTCTAAGATGGGAGTTCTTGAGTTTAAGAGTCAATTTACTAATCTTGTAGTAGATACCAAACCTACCAAAAAGAAGAATAAAAAGAAATGAGTATCCACGATGATAAAGAGAAGAAGAAATCAGAGAAGGGGATTGTTGATGCTATTATAGAGGCATTTACTCCTAGTAAGTCTTCTTTAGCTGGGCGTCTCGCTGCTCGCAGGAAAGCATTAGAAGCAGGAGATCCTGAAAAAGCTCAAAAAGCAGGACAGCCTCGTAAGAAGAAAAAGAAGAAGAAGAAAGACGAGGAGAAATAGTATGAGTTTATTCACTGATATTAGGGATGTGGGTAGAATAGAAGAGGTAGAAGAGTTGTTCGATTCTCCGTCAGCAGCATCTGAAGCTACAGAACAATCAGCAGCAGAGCAAGGCGCCCGAATAACTGCTGCTGGCCAACAGATAGCGGCTAGTAGGGCGAGAGCTACGAGTATAGGAGCCGGAACTGCGGCAGAACGTAGGGGAGCAGCAGCCAGTTTTGCACAGACAGCCTTTGAATCGAAGATCAAGACCGGACCAGTAATAGAATCAGTATCCGATCCTTCATCTAAGGTAAGTGTTAGAGAAGCTACTAGACTAGATTTTGCAGCAGTAACTGCCCCGCATCTACTCTTAGAAAGGAAAGGTACTACTGCTAGAGGCGAAGGTGTTGTGAGTAAGAAACGTTGAGTAGGAAGATATCCCTATCCTATGTATCTGATCTAAAGACAGATCAAGACAGAGAGAGGTTTAATCAAGAATATAACCACGCAAGAGGAGTACTATTAAAGTTACGTAAACTACTTATAGAAAAACAAGAGATCAGCAGAAGTAACCAACTGAAAGCTGATAACTATGCACTACCAGCGTGGTCTGAGAAGCAAGCCGATAGTATTGGCTACCAAAGAGCACTTAATGAAGTAATAAAACATCTACTACCTGACCCGGTAGGAGAGGAGAAATAAATAATGAGTAATGAAAGTACAGTTGACCAAACCGTATTTGGAAGTAAAGACAGTGCCCCGACCGGAGCAGAAGATAACCAGAACCAAGAAACTGTTACGCCTACCGTAGCTAACGAGTATATTGGAGAAGGTAAGAAGTACGCAACAGAAGCTATCGCATTGGCCGCAATTGCGCCAGCACAGAATCACATTAGTGGTCTGGAGCAGGAGTTAGTTAAGGCACGAGAAGCAAATGAAGCACTCTTAGCAGATTTACAGAAACGTGAGACTGCCGAAGAGATTATTTCTAGGATAAACCCCACACAACCAGAAGTAGCAACACCAGCACCAACAGTTGATATGGAGTCAGTTAGACAGGCCGCTGCGAAAGCAGCATCAGATGCACTAGCCGCAGATAGGCAAGTAACCCTGAAACTAGCTAACGAGAAGATGGTATCTGATAAGCTTAAAGCTGATTATGGAGATTCCATAGCCAGTGTATTGGCTGATAAGTCAGAAGAAGTAGGTATGAGTATTGATGAGTTAAAGGCTATGAGCCAGAGTAATCCAAAGGCTGTATTAGCTATGTTCGATAAGTATCAATCAATCGACCTACCTTCTAAATCAAGTAACGGTAGTTCCGTTATATCTTCTCAGATCAAACCGGCTTCTAGTCGGCCTAAGATCATGGGAGCTAGTACTACAAGTGAGTTAAATGCTGAATGGCGGAGGTGTAAAGACTTAAACAACTAATAGGAGAGACTTATGTCTCAAAATACTGCGAATACTACAGCTTTTATCGAAGCTACTCAGTACTCGAACTTTATCTTGGAGAACCTACATGATGGGTTACTTCCTGATACTTTTACTCGTGATGTGAGTGATTTTGGTTCTGGTACTACTTTAAATATCAAAACTATGGGTACTGCGACTTTACAGGACGTTAGTGAAGAGCAAGCACTTACTTACAACTCTATCGATACTGATACAGTAACTCTGGCTATCACTGACTACATTGGCGATGCTTGGTCTATTACAGATGTATTGCGTATGGACGGGGCTCAGTTGGAGGCTCTACAGGCCTCTCGTGCTAAGGAAGCTACTCGGGCTATCCAGGAATATGTGGAAACACGCTTCTTGTCCGTGGCTAACTCGGCACAGACTGCATCGAACCAGAATCTTATCAATAACTTTGCCCACCGTAAGGTTGCTGAGGGTACTGGACAAATCGTTACTCTTAATGACTTCCGGGATATGAAGTTATCTTTCGATAAGGCTAACGTTCCTCAGATGGGTCGTATCGCTATGGTTGATCCAGTCGTAGAGGCGACTCTTAACGGCCTGGTTGGTGCACAAGCATTTATTAATAACCCTATGTTTGGCGGCGTTGTTAACGAAGGTTTTGCACGGGACCATAAGTTCGTTGCTAATATCTTTGGTTGGGACATCTACACTACTAACTTCTTACCTGCTGTAGCAAGTGAGACTGTTGATACTGTAACTGTAACTGGCGGAGTAGCTAACGTATTCATGAGTGTTATGGATGATCATACTAAGCCGATTATGCGCGCATGGCGTCAATCTCCTAAAGCAGAGGGTGCTCGTAACTCTAAGCTTAAGCGAGATGAGTTCGACGTTACAGCTCGTTTTGGATTAGGTACTCAGCGTACGGATACTTTGGGCATCTTACTTACTGATGCTGCAACATACTAGGAGATTAAATAATGAGTTTTGAAGATAGCGCGGGCCTAAATGTCCGCAATAGTTACGGTCCTCGTACTACCAATAATCGTTTTGGTGGTAAGTTACCGGGCGACGGAGCTATCAAGCAGTTGGAGTATGTGTTCTCATACGACGACCTGCCTGTAGCTTCTACGTCGGAGATGGAGCATCTGATGGGCGACAACGCCCTGATCGTAGATGCATACATTGAGTCCATCGAAACCTTTGTTGGAGGCACTTCCTACGATATCGACGTTGTTGATACCGCTGGCGGGGCTATTGGTACAGGCGAAGATAAGTTATGGGATGCTTTGATTACTGCTGATCTTGCTGCTGGTGAGCGGAGCGTGAGCTCTACTCATGGCGGTACTAATAGTGGTAATGCTTTAAATGTACAGTTAACCGAGCCTGCTCAATTGCAGGTTGTAGCTACAGGTACTTTCACCGCAGGTAAAGCCCGTATAGTTATCGACTATATCCCTAGTAAATACAATAGCTAGGAACTAACAGGAGGGGCTTAGGTCCCTCCTTTAAGGAATATAAATGGCAACAGAACATAATATAATCACTGATCCAAATATACATGAGCCTAAAGGCGTTGCCGCAGCATCTGCTAATACTTTGTATATAGCCGACGGCGCAGGAAGCGGGTCATGGGTGAAAGCAAACCCTCATGGCGGTTGGTACTATGATAATATAGGAACAGGTACTACTTTTACCACACCAACAGCCTATATGTTAATGAATCTATCCTCTACAGCTACACATGTAGATGAGTTCACTCATAATAGCTCTGGACGTCTTACTTACACAGGAGCAGCTACTAGGCATGTACACATAGTCATAGATATATCCTTTAAGCATTCTACTGGATCAGGTCAGGATGTATTCTTTGTCTTGTACCATAACGGCGCAGAGCATGTAGGATCGAACGTAGTACAGACAGCTGATTCTGCTAATTATCAGCATGTAGCCTTTCATTGGGATGAGGTGGCTAATACAAATGACTACTGGGAGGTGTATTTAAAGACAGCTTCTGGTAATATAATCGTACACAAAGCTTATGTGTTTATTATGGGGATGCCTGATTAATGGCTAAATTAACTCTCTCAGATCTAACATCACTAGCTAATGATACTAGTGCTGTAAATACTATCAACTCTAACAATGCTCTGATCGAAGCAGCTATGGATAGTGCGGTATTTAGATCAGGTGCTACGCCTAATGCGATGGCGGCTGATCTTGACTTAGGTACTAACTACCTACTTAATGTTAAGTCTCCTAATAACGGAACTGACGGGGCCAGTAAGGCCTATGTAGACAGCCTGCTATCAGGCACTACAGATACAGGTTCAGCACAGCTAAGGGTAGATATAGCATCTACTGCTAGCACAGAGGGAGCAAGTCTCGTAGGGGTAGAGGACAGTGCAGCTAAGTTCACAGGTACTAATGTAGAGACAGTGCTAGCTGAGTTAGATACTAATCATGATACACTTATAACTGACCTAGCATCTACTGCTAATACTAAAGGTGCCTCTACGATAGGCATAGAGGACGCTGTATCGGCCTTTACTGGTACAGAGGTAGAAGCAGTTACTAACGAGATCTTCGACAAAGCGCGCTACATGCAGTATGCTTATCTAGTAGCGTCAGGAACAGATACCTACACAGCTACTCCTAGTCCAGTATTATCAGCATACACTACTGGAGAGACCTACAGGGTATCATTTGCTAATGCTAATACCTCAGTAGCTCCTACACTTAATATCAATAGTCTAGGTGCTAAGACTGTTAAGATACAGAACGGAAGCGCTCTAGTAGCAGGTAATATAGAAGGAGAGCATTTACTGACGTACGACGGTACAGATATGATACTATTGAATCCTGTAGACGTGGATGTAGGCCCTGCTATATCTACAGGGACCTGGACACCAACTATTCAAGACAATACACAGAGCGACGCTGAGGGACAGACTTACAACTCTCAGGTCGGTTTTTACACCAAAATAGGTGACTCAGTTTTCTTTAAGGGATTCCTTGATATATCTAGCTTAGGAACACTGACTACGAGTGAGGAGGCTAAGATAGCTGGTCTGCCCTTTACTTCGTCCGCTACATCCGGCTCTCATTCTACAATCAATATAGGTAACGGATCAAATTTGTCTATAACAGCTACAGAATCATTGACAGGAACACTACCTCCAAGCAGTTCTCGTATAACTATAAATACCTGGAGCCAGGCCACAGGTATAGCCAATACCTTATTAAGCGAAATCACTGCTAGTGGTACTTTAGTTTTTTCAGGATTTTATTCAGTATGATGACGTATTTGTTAGGAGCTAGAGTATGAGCAAGCAAACATTACTAGACATGACTCAGGACATCCTATCAGCTATGACATCAGATCAAGTTAACTCTATTACGGACTCAGTGGAGAGCCAGCAAGTAGCTAGGATAGTTAAGAGAACATACGAAGATATTATCTCTATACGTAATGAGCCCGGACTTAAGAAGATGGTTAAGCTAACGTCCTTAGCTAGTACCTCTACCCCGTCCCATTTATTAATACCTGACAATGTGATGAGTATAGATGGATCAGTAGTTTGGTACGATATAGCAGGAGCTACTGATACTAAGAAGAATATGAGTCAGCTAGAGTTTAAGTATCCTCTAGACTTTATGATACTAGTTAATGCGAGAGATTCGAGTAAATCTACTATAGATATTATAACAGATATTGATGGGCGAGAGCTATTGATCCAGAATGATAAGGCCCCACAGTTCTGGACCTCTATCGACGATACCTATATCATACTAGATAGTTACGATAATGCAGTAGAGAGTACCATACAAGAGCATAAAACACAAGCAATAGTATACGAGGAGCCGCCCTGGGTACATGAAGATACCTTTATACCTAAGCTACATGCCAAGGAGTTTGCATATCTAAAAGCAGAATCAATGAGTGTATCATTTAATGAAATAAGGCAGGCATCTAATCCGAAGGCTGAACAGCAGTCTCGTAGATTACGTACCTGGCTATCACAGCAAAAACATAGACAGAACAACAACTTGAGGTATCCCGATTATGGTCGCTAGTACAAATACTTTAGTAATTCGATCTAAACCAACAACAGGCATGTATGAGATTATACGAACTACAGGAGGTCCTGTTAGTACAGACCTTGGTGGATTGTTTACTAGTACTACCCTTGCTCAGAGAGCTATTGACTTCTATAAAAATAATATTGAGAAGGAGATGGAGAAGCAAGATCTAGCCAAGGATAAAAAAGAGTACTTACTACGTGCTAAGATCAAGGAAGAGAAGAAGATAGCTAAGGCCTTGAAGGCAGAGAAACCTAAATCAGAGAAGAAATAAATGGCTAAGAGCAGTACAAAGAAACTGTACAACTCCTTTGTTAGGGGGTTGCTTACAGAAGCAGGTCCTTTAACGTTTCCAGATGGAGCTGCTCTAGATCTAGATAATATGGTGCTGAATAGAGATGGGAGTCTCCAGCGCCGTTTAGGCATGGATTATGATAATAACTACGTAGTAAGCGCAGCTATAAGTAACGATGAATATGAAGATAGAGTAGTCTCTACAATAGAATGGTATGGAGCTGGGGGTGATAGTAGTAACCAATTTCTCTTGATTCAGATAGGTAGTAAGGTATATATCCATGATATGAGTGGCAGTACTCCTGCCGCTGTTACCCATACAGTAGATCTATCTATCCATCAGACTACGTACGCCGTAGATGTGGGTAGTAATCCTGTAGCAGGAGTAGCTGGTAAAGGATATATGTTTATAGTAGCTAGGGACATAGAGCCCTTCTACATAACGTATAATGGAGGTACCTTTGAGGAGACTCCTATTAATATGCAAACAAGAGACTTCCTCGGGGCTATAGATGACAGCCTTGGTATAACAGGACAGGACGTTTTACTAGATATCTGGCATGATTATAATCTACGTAACCAAGGATGGAATCCGGTAAATGCGATAGATTATGCTATAGATGGGACTAATAACCCGCCTCCAACCAATTACTACCCTGACAACACTCAGGTATGGAGTTTAGCAAAGAATGCTACAGACGACTTTGATGTATCTAAGCTTATAAAGTTAGGGGTTACAATAATTAACTTTGGTAATACAAGAGCTCCTAATGGTCATTATATACTAAGTGAATTCGATAAGGACAGATCTACAGCCTCTGGGGTAGTTGGAATAGAGAAGGATACTTACAAATGGAGACCTACAGCAGTAGGATTCTATGCTAGTAGGGTATTCTATAGCGGAGTAGAGCATGAAGCTATAGCCCATACAGGTCTTGGTATTAAACCAGCTACCAGCTTAAGTGGTAATATATACTTTAGTCAGCTACTTACAGAGATAGCTCTGGCAGGTAACTGCTACCAGGCAGCAGATCCTACATCTGAGAATGTGAGTGATTTAGTAGATACAGATGGAGGAGTAATAGTACTTCCTGAGTCTGGTAAGATACTGAAGATGATAGAGTTACAAGAGTATCTAGTAGTTATAGCAGAGAATGGTATATGGTCTATACGTGGAGGGAATGATACTGGCTTCGTAGCTACCAGCTATATTGTAGAGAAGGTATCTACTATACGAGCATCTAATGCAAATACAATAGTACAAGTCGATACTGATATCGTAGTATGGGCCCAGTCAGGTATATACTCTGTTACCTACAACCCCCAGACAGTTAAGGTAGATGTTGGTAATATAAGTGAGAAGACAGTACAGACTTACTACGATACGATACCAGAGATAGCTAAGAGATATGCTACAGGAGTATACGACCAGATAAGTAGGAAAATTAGGTGGTTGTATAATGATACCTCTAATTATGATGGTACGTCTTCTGTTAACTCCTATAATAGAGAGTTAATACTAGATACCTCCTTATCAGCATTCTCGCCCAATACAATATCAGATCTAGTTACAGATTCTCCAAAGGTAATAGGATTCTATAATCCTCCTAACCTTACAAACACTACTGCTGATATTAATGTAGTAGCAGGAGCAGATACTGTAGAAGCTAGTGGGGTACAGGTAGTAGTATCTAAGACAGTTCCTACTAATGGAGATGCTGGTATTAAGTATATATTTAAGATACCAGGAACAACTACTTCTCAGTACACATTCGGTAGATACCTGAATACTGGCTTTAAGGATTGGGTAACTGAGGATTCTACAGGAATTACTTATGATTCCTTCTTAATTACAGGACATGAACTAGTAGGAGATCCTACTGTAATTAAGCAAGCTCCTGCATTACTAACCTTTATGAACAGAACGGAGACACAATACATTGATGATGGTAGCGGAAACGCTGTATTTGATTTACCAAGTGATTGCACAATCCAAGCTAGGTGGGAATGGAGCACCTCTTCAGGAACTGCTGCTAGATGGAGTAATCCTTTTAGCGCCTACAAACTCATACAGCTACCTATGGCTTCGGGAGTACTTCCTGAAACAATAGACTTTGGTTATGATGTGGTTACTAATAAGAACGTAATAAGAGGCCGAGGTAGGTCTCTGTCCTTATACTTCTATTCTACAGAGGGTAAGGATATGCATATAATTGGCTGGAGTATTGACTTCACAGGAGCAACTAAGACGTAATGAATTACCAGATCAACAGCATTGTAGATGTTATTCAGAATAATATAGATCTTGTAGCCTCCCATTGGGATGAGGTAATAGCAGATCAGCCTACAGCAGCCTTAAGGATAAGTGATAGTAAGTACGAGTGGTTAGAAGCTAATTCCAATCTTGCTGTTTATACAGCCCATGATAAGAATAAGATGGTTGGGTATGCTGTTTGGATTGTTATGGAATCTCTCCATTCAGGTAATATGCAGGCCCTTAATGATTGTATCTACGTTAAGCCAGAATATAGAAAGCGCGGAGTAGGTAAGGAGCTAATAGCTTTTAGTGAGGGAGATCTTAAAGAGCAAGGTATTGTCCATATGGGTATATCTATGAAGAGTTATAATAAGTTTGAGGGCCTAGTAACCAGTCTAGGATATAAATTAACGGAGCTAACTTACTCCAAAGACTTAGGATAATAATATGGGAGTATATGTAGCTGCGGCAGCTCTTGCAGTAAGCGTTTATCAGGGAGCAGAGACTTCTAAAGAGCAGAAGAAGAGTAATGAAGAGCAGCGCAGACAGAACAGACTAAACCAGCGTAAGACGGACGTACGTAACTCCAGACAGCGTGTTAACCTAGTACGCAAGGCTAGGATAGCCCGAGCTCAAGTAGAGGCCTCAGCGGCTGCTACGGGCGGCGCGGGGGGTTCTGGAGTAGCAGGAGGGGTAGCTTCTATAGGCAGTCAGGTAGCTAGCAATCTTGGGTTCGTTAATCGAATAGGATCAGTAGATGAGGCCATAACCCAGTCTAGAGATCGAGAGGGACAGGCTCTAGGTAGTGCAGCAAGATCACAAGCTATCGGCGGGTTGGCTGATACTATATTCTCGACAGCAATAAGTAGGACTTAATGACAGAAGAAACTCAAGAATTTAATCTATCCTCGTCTCAAGTCGCAGAAGGTATATCTAATATGCCTACTGCTATTGAGATTGAAGGAGAGCCTAGTACTAATGTTATTACAGATAAATCCCTGATAAGCACTATTACTACGATTAGAGATATAACTAATCCTGATATAGATACTGGGCAGCATTACGTCAATGCTCAAGCACAATTACAGATGAGTCCTAGAGAGGCTGTAATCGACTCTGTTGTGGGTGAGTATAATGATTACTATAATGGCGTGATCAATGAGATGTTGGTAGAAGAGAGTGGTATGAGTACTGTTGAAGAAGCCGCCTCTATTGCTGACGGTGTTATAGCAGTTAAAGAAGAACAGAGAGATATGCTGGCAGGACCTGATAAACTAGAGGTAGCCCAGATTCTAGCCCTTACAGGTAAGATTGATAAGGTAGCAGCAGAACGTAATTACTATTCCCGTAAGGTAGCAGAGATGACAGATAGTCTTAGTACTGCTCAGTTTGCGTGGGATATTGTGAAGACATTGGCCCCTGGAGATGCTTTTATAGACGCTGCACAACTTACAGGCGGTAGTGTATTTGATGTAGTTGGGGATCTTAAGAAGTTCTTCACTGAGTGGAGAAGTCTCCCTTCTGAAGAGCGTATGATTATGTTTCCTAAACTATTAGCAGATATAGAAGAGGTTACAGATGGTAATGCTGTAGCAGCTCAACGTCTAGCTTCTATTATGATAGATCCTACTAAGGACCATGACATAGTAGGAGAGATGCTATTTGATGCGATGGATATAGCAGGAGCTTTATCTTTAGCCGTAAGTGGTGCTAATATAATCAAGAACTTAGCTACTGGAGGCTCTAAGGCCGAAGCAGCTAGAGTTAACCAACAAATCCTAGCAGACGCCACTGGGCAAGTAGAAGAAGCTACTGGTGTTAATCGAGTAGTAGCAGCAGCTAATACCTCCCCCTTTAAGTTTGATTCTCATGGACTTAAATCAGCTACAGATGATCTATCAGCTGAGATATCTAAAGTAGAACAAGCTATACTTAACAAGAGAGCAGAAGTGCAGGAAGATCTTACTGAGATTGTATCTCGTAGAGAGAGTCTTACTGAGTCTGCTCTTACAGCAGAAGAGCAAGCACTGGCACAAGAACGAGGACTTACCTCAGTTAAAGAGCTACAACAAGCTATGCTGGAGCAACAAGGATGGCATTCGTCGGAGGCTAAGATTGTAGGACACACAGACACTGATTTTACTATAGCTTATAAGGTAGAAGGTAGTCCTATAGAAAGGCAATTTGATTATACACAATATGATAAGACAGGAGTATATGAGACTAATGCATCTGGTAAGGTAGAGCAGAATATATTCGAGAGGTGGTTCTCTAGTCCATTAACTTCGATTGAGAAGCTATCCCCAGGAACTGTTGGGGCAGCGACTAGGGTTAACTTTGCTCAAGATTCAATGTTGCTATCCTTGCAGAAAGCAGCTACTAAGATCTTTAGTGGGTTAGGTAGTCCTAAGCTGCCGGCAGGTATAAGATCACGTAATAAGGTAAATGATGTATTATTATCAGGAGATGAGGCTCTTGCAGGAGAGGGTAAGGTATTCTCTTTAGCAGAGTTAGATGCTGGGATAATGACCCCTAATGGATTAGTTAAACTTAGCGGAAAGGAGCAGGCAGCCTACTACGCCTCTAGAGATTATTATGATGCCCTCCATTTCATGGAGAGTCAGAGACTTAGTGAGAGCTTACGATTTCAGGGGTTTAAGAAGATTGCTTTACGAACAAGTATAGATGAGGATGCTTTTGCGTCTACAGCGGCGCGCCCTTTAGATAGGTCTTCTCTTCCTACTGATCTTATGAGAGATCCTAACGCAGTTCTATGGAGTGCGGGAGCTAAAAATGGGAAGGGCGGTAAGATCAAGTTTAAGAACCTAGATGTAGATAGACTGTATGACGAAGGCTTTCAGATGGTTAGGCTGCTAGAGAAGCAGAAGATTGGGGCTGAGTACGTAGAATTTGCTATGGTTAAAGGTAGTGATATCAAGAATATAGGCCTCCACACTATCCATAAGAAGACAGGTTATATTCCTAAAGAGGCTGTAGATGGATTCTATTTCGTTAAGCAAGTAAAATCTGCTAAGGTTAATGGTAAGATGAGACAGGGTGGATTAGCTACTACGGTAGGTAGGTTTGCTACTAAGCAGGAAGCTGATAAGTTTGCCTCACAACTAGTTAGCGGAGAAGTGCTTCCGCCTAAAGGTGCAGGAGTAGGTGCACGTAAAGTAGATTATACAGTAACCCATGACAGGGAGCTTACAGCAGCACAGCGAGAGAGAGAAGCAGTTAATGGTATGGGAGGGTTATTCTACTCTAGCCGATCTAAGATCGATATAGTTAATTCCTTAACAGGAGAAACTCCTAGGCGTATCAATGCTTTAGAGGCTATGGAAAGGCAGATGGGTCATGTGGCTCGTAATATACCTCTTAATCAATACCGTATGGGAATACAGCAGGAATGGTTGAATACTTATAAGACCCATCTAGTAGATCCTACGGACTTTAATTCTCCTTTGATCTTTGAAGAAGGTAGCAAAGAGCTGAGGGCCGCCGAGGGCAGCCGTACCTGGATTCGAGATCAGATGAGGATACCTACACAAGCAGAGATATTCTGGGAAGCACAGACACGTAATATGGCTGAGTGGATGGAAGGGAAACCAGTACTTAATACTAATCTGTTAGGCAGAGAGACATCTCTTCGTAGAGGAGTACAGTCATTATCTCATAAAGATCCTTTCTCCTTACTACGTGCTACGACGTTCCATTCTCTTATTGGTGCAGGTAATCCTGCCCAACTATGGATGCAGGCACAAGGAACTAGTATGGCTATGGCCCTAGAGCCGCTGAGAGCTCCTCAGCACCTTCGTATGTTTCTAGCCCTGCGGTCTGGTATCTTCATGAAAGGGAGCGCAGCACCAAAGGCTATGAAGACGTTAGAGAAAGCTGCTGGTATGAAGGCAGGAGAACTTGAAACGATAATCAAAGAGATCAATGCTAATGGACTATTCAAAGCGATTAAATCGACTGCGGATTATGCAGCAAGCCAACAATCGTATGGTTTTACTGGAGCAGCTATTAGAGATATTGCAGATAAGGCACTTATATTCTTCCGGGAAGGGGAGATGGTTAATAGAGGATTTGGCTACATTACAGCACGAGGTAGGTGGCAGAGAAAGAATCCGGGTAAAGATATAAGTACTCAAGAAGCTCAGAAGGAGATATTAAGTGATACTATGGATATTATACTTAACCTTAATCGCTCTGCTAGAGCTGCTTGGCAGAAAGGGCCTGTAGGTAATACTACACAGTTCTGGCAGGTTAATGCTAAGTTTATGGAGACTATACTTCCTAAAGCTTTAGGAGGACGGAGCAAGTTCACAGGAGCTGAGAAGAGTAGATTAATATTAGGACAGTTGGCGTTGTATGGTGGTGCAGGAGTTCCTTTAGGTAACTGGATAGCAGAAGAGGCAGCCCATGCATATGGATTAGAACCAGGAGATATGAGTCCAGAAATACAAGCTACTATTACAGACGGGTTCTGGGGATTCTTAGCTAATGAGTTGTTTGGAGATACACTTAACCTAGGACAGCGGGGCGGTATGATGAGTAGTGCTACTGATATGATAGACGCTCTAGTTATTAAGCGTATGCCCCTTGAGGCAGTTAAGACTATGATGGGTGCTAGTGGTAGTCTTCCTCCTAGAATCAAGAGAGTATTTGATACTACGTTACCTTTGATGCTCAGCCCCCAAGAGACGGACTGGAGCCTTGATGAATTCCTTAATGTTATGAGCTCTATGGGAGCAGTTACTTCTACCTGGAATAACTACACTAAGGCTAAGATGTGGTATGATATAGGGCAGGTAAGAGATACTAAGGGTAGATTGATGTTTGATATAGATCGTAACGAGGATATGGCCCTAGTATTTGCACAAGCTCTTGGGTTTAATCCAGCCAGACTGTCTAATATATACGATCTACGTAATGCTGCTTTTACAACTGATCAGGAAAAATCAGATAAGGTTAATGCTCTTATACCTATATACTTAGATTATTATAACAGTAAGATGGATGAGGGGGCTCAACGTAACTTAGCCTTAAGACAGAAATGGATAGTAGGTGCTATGAGTCCAGATGCTATTAGAGGTCTAGAAAAGACTGTAGCAGAAGCTATACTAAATGCAGAGAGTGAGGAGACTAAGCAGATAGTTAAAGCAATGGAACGTCATCTAGAAACAGGGAATACAACAACAGGATTAGATGGTATGTTATTTAATCCAGAAGTAGGACAACGAGGAGCAGCACGTTAATGGCGGGTTTTCAGCAAGACATAGGTCAAATAGAAATACAAGCAGCAGAGCATAGGATTGTTGTAGATAACTCAGCAGCGGCGGAAGCTGCTGCATTAGGCAGCCTTGTAAAAGGCGGGGCTGCTTTAAATGATGTGAGACTTAAGAATGAGTTTGCATCAGAGATATCAGATATAGAAGAAGGAGCTAGTGTATTTGCTAGTGTACAGAAGGCAGCTAAGACCGACTTACTAGAAGCCCTATCTGAGGGAGTTATCTCAGGATCAGATGCTGCTAAGGTAGACGCTCTTAATGCTCGCCTTAAGGTTATCGAGAAGGGAGAGAATGGACAGAAGTTATCTCCTGGTGCTGCTAGTGCTATGAGAAGTGCTGCCCTTAAGCAGGCTATTACAGACAACCCCTGGTTAGCTAGTGATTTTAGATCTATAGCCACTAGATCTGGTCCTCTTACTGCTCGTAAACCAGTATCGAGCAGAACAGAGAAAGATCTAGAACAGGCACAATCAGATGCAGTTCTCCATGGGATACCTCTGTCTCAGGTGATTAAGCAGAACAACAGAGTACGTCAGTTAGAACAAGAAGCTGTTGAATTTAATTCTCAGAAGCAGCAAGGGTTAGCAGGGTTTGGAGAAGTTAATAAACAGGTTAATAGTGATGCTAGGCTAATGAGTTCTGGACTACGAGCAGAAATGTTTAAAGCTTTCCAGAATGATCCTAAGTCTCTAGATGCTCCTGAATGGCAAGAGCGTATAGATCAAGTTAAGAGCCAGCTACGTGCTGGTATGATTAATAGGACTGCTGGTGTTGTACTAGGTAAGCCTGAGAGAGACTCCTTAGAGGCTACTATACGTACAGAGATGAGTTTTGCAGATGGATTTGCTAAGTCCCATGATAGGGTAGCTTATGTAGAAAGGCAGCAGAAACTAATGAAAGCCCAATCAGATGAGTGGTTATTTGACAGTAATCCAGCTATCTTTAACTGCCAACTCCATCAAGGATCTGATTACTGTGCTAAGTTGCAGTATGATGTTTGGCCTACGTTCTTAGCTAAGTTAGGTAAGCATGGAGGTATTAGTGCTATACGGGATATAGCTAATAGAGGTAATGATCTAAAAGCCATCCAGTTTATGCAGATGTGGGACTTTAATAAGAAAGTCATGAGTCCTATGTTACTAGAGAAGGTGCGGAGAGGAGAGAGTGGGGATTCGGTATATGAGCAGTTTCTTATAGACGGTATGGCAGGATCAATCCTTGCTACAGAGTCAGTAGGAGATAAGTCTACAGAAGATAACATTAAAGTAGCTGCTACAGCATCAATAGCGGATAAAGAATTATCCCACTTCAATAGACCTGATGTAATAAACTCCAGTTCTGATAACAAGAAGGTTCGTACTGAGTTAGATAATAGTATGAGTTTTCAAACAGATGCAGCTATGAATCGTATTGCTATATCAATGCTGGAGCGTAAAGGAATAGAGCTGGTATGGGATAAGTTATCTAATGGGTTTGTTATAGAAGATACTAAAGGTAAGATACTGCACGTAGCTGGAGGTCCAGAAGCCCAAGGTGCAGGAGCTGAGATAGGTGCTATGGTTAACTATCTGAATACTGCCGCCAATGTACGTCGTAATTGGATATTATATCCTGAAGGCGGTAGGCAGGGATGGGTTAATAGTATTGTAACTGCTACTAAGGAGCGACACAGAGCTGCTAGCAAGCCTCCTACAGAGGGACAAGTAGCTAGGGGTAAGGTAGTACGAGAAGAGACAGCAGAGAGTGTTAGGGGGGCTGGTGAGCCTACTCCTGAACCTCTTATAACTATAGAAGATGGTGATGGTGGTTGGGTTAATATATCTACTGTTATCGACGGTAAGCAGGTAAGTGAGAGTGATGCTATAGATGCCTTCCGTGATGGGAGAAATCCCGAGAAAGGAAAGATATTCAAATCATTAGAGGAGGCCGAACGTGCAGCGGGACGATAGTCAGAAGTTAGATTATATGGTTGAGTTACTTGAAGGTACTCATGCTAGGATAGAGAAGTTAGAAGGGAGAGTAGAGAAGACAGAGACCCAACTATTTCTATACAAGACAGCTATACAGGTCCTTAAATGGGTATTTGGAGTACTAGGGGCTATACTTACTCTTAAATTTGGTGATGTGGGGAAATACTTTCATGGGTGATGATAAAGACAACGATAGTATACTAGATATATTTGATTATGAGGACTACGAAGAGATATATAAGTGTGGGGAATGTGATTGTGAAAGCTGGAGGTACTTGGTTAATGGAACCATGATATGTACCTCCTGCTATATGGAATATGATAAAGACTTATTTACTCTTCCCGAAGTATAAACCAGCTATCGCGGATAGGAAATGAGTATCGAAGGGGGTTATTACGATTCCCTTCGCGGTTTTCCATTCCACGCTGTTGCTCCCGTCTAGGAAGAGAAATCCAGGATTCCACTGAGTCCAACCAACTACAACGTCCATCCACGTTGGGATGAATAATGGCGCGAACTTTGGCCAAACTATAATTGCTAGTACTGCTATGATTGCTATTGTCCTTCGTGTCCACTGAAATCCCTTGTCCTCGTACTCTCTTGCTTCCTTGAATAGCATTCCTTGTGCTTTTGTTCTCGCTGCTTCTATTAGAGCTTTTTGTTTGTCTGCTTCTACTTTTGTCTGCCAGACCTTCAATACTCCTCCAAGTACCGCTCCGCCTGCCATTGTTAAAATCTCAAGAGGTAGAACCATATCTTACTCCTTTTCGTTTGTTATCTTCACTAAATAATAATTGTAAATTATACTCACAATGAAGTCCACACACTGTTTTGCTGGTTAATGGTATAATATGATCCACTTCTACTCTCCTTCCTGTTCTTTTAGTTTCTATAGCAGCAAGCTTGTAGAATAACTTAACGTACTTCTGGCAGGCCCAGTCGGGTATAGCATATAATTTCCTGGCCCTGTAGGAGGCTCCGGTAAAGGCACTGAATCCTGGATTATCTCTAGAATACTGCATAGTCTTGGCGATCTTAATTTCAGCGTTCTTAGCATACCATTTCCTGTGATCTTCTCGGATCTTAGCGGGATCTCTGTGCTCTTTATGTGTTCTTCTCCAGACCCTCTTATACTCGCGGAAGCAGGGAATGCATCTGCTCTTTCCGTTAGTAGGGTTGGTATACCTCTCTGTACTTCCACACTTAGTGCATTCCATCTAGGTTGACCCTCAAAGGTAATACCATTTATCACTCTCCTTATTAAACTTACAGGATAGGGATTACTCCCGTTCTCCATCTTTATGATAGCCATAACCAATGAGCCCACTTGAGTGGGATGAAAGGTAAGATGGCTGTCAGAAGCAACACCAAGCCTATTAGCCACGAAGTTAATATAGCTTTCTGTCGGGTTCCCATCTTGTCTAGGAGCCCATCGACTAATGATTTGTCTAACTGTTCTGAGCTTTCTTTTTTCATAATATGTCCTCAAAGTTATAACTGTAGCTCGTATGCCGTAGTAAGGGGTAGAGAAGCACTCAAACCTAGACTTCTTCTTACATTCAACCTTACCTATCCAGTGGTTATTCTTATTACGCTCCAGGTTGCCGGGATTGTTATTTAACAACCCAACAACCAACAAAGATACCCCTAATATACTAATCATTTATTTAACTCCTTCTTATTAAAATGTTTCAGTATAGGATACTCCTCTTCTCTAAGACCTAACCCTTGTACATATTCCTCTGCTTTCTTACGACTATTCAAATACAGAGGGATAAATACTTTAGCATACTTAGTATATCTAGCTATCTCAAACTCCGATAGCGACTCTATTCTCTGCTGTAGAGACTTCTCTGGACTCTTTACTTTCAACATGGTTATCCTTCAGTTCTACTACAAATACTTCCTTACCTTGCTCCTTAGCATAAGAGATAAGCTGTCTATCAGAAGAGTCTTTCTTGTAAGCAAAGACTAATACCTGATCACAGTTATCTACCAGCTGCTTATTACGTATAAAGAAGTGGCGAGCATTGTGAGCAGCTGCTCTGTCTAAAATAAAGTATGGTTCGAACTTTATAATATCTAGGCCGTAGATATCTGCAAAATCCCCTGCGAAGGCAGACACGCCTACTGATTCCCCTCCTGTTACGACAGTAACTCGGGGAGCGTTTATGTCGAAGTTGTCCAAGGTATGGGTATCGAAGATATGTGCTATGTTTTCTAGAACGAACCTTTGATCTGTACATTTTCTATTACCTACTATTCCTACCCTCATTTATTATCTCCTTGCATATATCTTATTAAATAACCAACACCAACTACAAATACAAAAAATCCTATAACAAATCCAATCAAAAACTGTACTATATCCATAATCTTATATCCTCTTGTTCCATCTGCCGCTTTTAGTCATGACCAAAGGAACTAGTTGTGGAGTATCATCAATTATAAGTCCACACCCTATTAATGGTCTTTTTAACACAGTCTTCTTGTTGTATGTGAAGACAGGAGAGTGGTCATTAATCAAGCATCCAACAGTCATACTCCATCTAAGTGTATTAGTATCTCCAAAGTATTCTATACCCATAAGGCTATGATGATGTCCCATAATAGAGCAGTGAGAGAATTGTTTAGCATTATTAAGAGTACTGCCTGATATAGAATGAGTTAACAAGCAATCCTGATCCTTATTAATCTTAAAGAAGTCTCTCTCTTTCCATTCCCAATTGACATCGTATATATCGTTAGGACTACGTATATGTTCTTCTGGTATATTAGCTGTACGCGCTTTGCGCTTAGTAAGTATATCGTGATTTCCCTCTACTATAACCATTTCAGGAAATATCGCCTCTAATTTTTTTACGGCTATGCGAGATTGTCTAAGCTCCTCCTTCCCGGAGAGCGCTCCACTCTCTATCTCATGATAGCTGGAAAAGTGGTTATCTGTTAGGTCGCCTGAGTTCTTAGCCACCTTAATATCGTATACATCTTTAATAGCCGCTAAGAATGCAAAGGCGTCCCTGTGATGGTAAGGTAGGTGTAAATCACTAATTATAATACAATTTTTCAAGTATGTTTGTCCTTTGCTACTATTTCTTTTGCTATTATTTTAATAGCTCTATTATAAAGAGCCGAATCAAAGCTCATCCTATTTACTGTGAATCCTCCTACAACCCTATCATTGTCAGCAATCTGTACCATATCACGTAATAGTTGATGAGCTGCTGCATCATTATCAGTCTTCAAAATCCAACTCCTCTATCTTATTAGGGTATAATATAGGAAAATC